AAGCGAGCTTCACAGCAATGCTAAGTGTTCTCTAGGAGTCAATAATCCCTACGGGGCTCCGATCACTTTCTTCCCCTCTAGTGGTCGAGAGAGGTATTCTTTGGCGCTATACGCCCCGGCATAGAGACGGTTCTCCGGTCTTGAAGGGCGGCCCAAAAGGCACTGCCGGTCATTCCTAACAGTGGGAACAAACAAAAACACAAATCAGGATCTTTCAACGCTTTCATACTGCTTTCAAGCTTTCACAACTGCCAAAACGAAGTCAAAACTATTCAAAACTAAAGTCAAAACTGTTTTTCACGAAGTCGATTTTGTCAAAACTCAAGAAGAAAAATGTCTGCAAACTTTGTTGATTACCTCGAAGTCCCCTGTGCTGAGTTCCCCTACGAAGAGTGGTCTCTTCACGAGGATATGGAGGTTTTTATCTCCGTCTTCCGAAGTGAGGCCAAGAAAAGAGGCGTCCCAAAACTTTACAACCGAGGAAGATGGGACGATTACAACAAATTCGTCATCGATTCATGGGGAGCAACGCGAACTGTGTTTTACCTTGTCTCTCCCACCCCAGAGTCTTGGTACATCAATGATCCTCAAACCAATATTCGACATGGACTGGACGAGTATTTCTTCGACGATCCCGAACTGGAAAATAACTATCGAGAGTACTCAAATCTGCACTGCATCTCATCCACCATTCTTGAGAACGTGCGAGAGTGGTTCCGGGACCAACAATTCGAAGTCCCTGAATTCGAAGACGTTTTCCATCTGTCTTCCGTTCAAGGTTTCCTCGGAATTGAATTTACGACCAAACGAAACTCAGACAAAGTTACCCGCACGGTTGCTCCCCCAGAGACCTATCGATTCCAAAGGAAGACCCACCGTGCAGTTCGAGAAGTTGAACAACCTAGTCTCGAAACAGTGAACCGATTTTGTGCTCTCAAAGACCAAGAGAGCTGTCAGGAATTGGAGCAGGATATCGTGGATTCCGAGAAGCGATTTGTCTATGAACCGATCCATCTATATTTTCTGGCAAACCTTCCAGGAGGCTACGCTATTCCTGAACGCCCAACCGTCCCATGGATCGAAGAGCAGTTTTCCGTTCCAATCATTCAGAACATCATGAAAGATTTCGAGCCACCTCAGCCTATGACGGAGCTTGAGAATTTCTTCTTGCAGAATCTGCCCTCAGGATTGAAGGCTCCCAAGAGGGGCCTCAAGATGTGGGTGAAGAACATGTTGGATCACGTGGAGGCAATCCCCGTGATCAACAAATTCTACATGGAGAAGTACGGAGAGATCCCGATGACTGAGGGAAAAACTGTGCGCAGAAAGCCTTGCACCCTCCTTATGCGCCTGCATATGAAGAAGTGCCAAGGTCATAGTTGGGCTTTTTGTCATCTCAACCCCGAAGCAATTTTTCCCGCCGTTTGCCCGAAGTGTGATTTTTACCTGCCGCGCCAACAACAAAGTCCTACCGATTATCCCGATCCGATGCCAATGTCCGAAGGAATGTTTGATTTTTTGAAGTTCAAAGTTGGACCCGATGAAGAAACAACAAAAAGAGTTGATAGAATGTTGGATTTACTGCAACAGTTTTCGTCCCAATCTGAAGAAACCGTAGAGAAGGTGTTGAAGGCCATGAAGGATGCAACGGAATCAGCCGATGAGAGTGTGAAGTCATCAATGGAAAGTTTGGCCCAGGCCACAAAGGAAATGTGTGAAACAGCCAAGTATGTATCTGATAATGGTTTGCGTTTGAATTTTGGTGCAAATCTCCAAAGTGATAAAAAGGAGTTTGATCTGTCATCTGGATTGAAATTTATTTATGAAGTTGGTCCGTCCCTTTTGAATTTGGTTATGTTGTTTTTCCTTGATTTGTCTGTCGCTACTAAAATTTGTTTGGCTATTCCTCCTTGTCAAATGTTGTTAAAGCAAGCAGATCCCTCTCGAATTGTTGGATACCTCCGCTCTTTGTTTTCCGGCACCCCCGAAGCTTTTTATGATGCAATTTCCGAAGGTCCAAGTTTTGATGATGTCCAGATTTCTGGTGTGTTTAAGATTTTGTGTTTGATTTCAGGAATTAGTTTTTCTAAGAGTGATGTTTTGTTTCAGTCAGCCATTGATGGATTTTTGCGTCGTGCTAGTTTGTTGTCTCGTGTTGGATCTGGTGCCTCTTATATTTTGGAAAAGATTAAGTTGGCTTTTCAGTGTTTTGTGAATTTTGTGTGTCAAAAGTTTGGAAAGGAACCAATTTTTGTTGATGATTTTGCTGCCTCTGTGAAGCCTTTCTTTGACCTTACTGATAAGTTGCTTGCCGTGAAAGTTGATTATTCGAATGTTTCTGAAGAATGGATTGAACAGATTTTTGAGAGTTATCGTCTTGGTTTGGCTTTGTCTCGTGATTTGGTTGGTTTTAGATGTCCTCCCTCTCTTTTGTCTGCTTTGAACAATCGTCTTGTTGTTTTGAGAAATGTGTGTAATAAATGTGAAGCAATGGGTTCCCTATCAAAACCGCGATCCCCTCCCTTGTTTGTCTATCTTTGGGGCTCTTCCGGTGTTGGAAAGTCTACAGTTGTGAATTCTCTTCAAGTTGATTTGGCTAAAATTGATAAAGATGTTGATCCGGAAGAATGGTGTAAAAATATTTATTTGCGTTTGCCTGAAAATGAATTTGCTGATGGCGCTCGAAATGGAACATTTGTTGAATTTTATGATGATTTTGCTCAACTGTATGATACTCAGACTAAGCCTGACCCCTCTTACCTTGAGATTATTCGTCTTGGTAATATTATTCCGTTCCCCCGTCATATGGCCGATTTGTCCGACAAAGGTAAAATTTTCGCCCGCCCCAGGATCGTTTTTGCTACCTCTAACCTCCCTCTTGTTGCCACCGATGGAATTCAACCTGTTGCTATCAAATCAATTCAATCACAGGAAGCCTTTTTGAGAAGATGGGATTTGAATGTGAGAGTGTCTGTCAATACTGAAGTAGTCCCTGCCGCCTCTGTCCGAGATCCAGTTGCTAAAGCCCGAGCTCTTACCAATTATCAAGAAGAATATCGCCGAAAAACCGGAAAGCCCGTCGATTTAAATGTTTATCGTTTCACTTTGACCTACCGCGGACAAAAAACAACCCTCAATTACCGTGAATTTATCAACGTCGTTGCCCACGAATATCGAAAGAGAAAGACTCAATCGGAAGGATATGTTGATTTTCTGAACAAATATGCAAAGGAACCATTTCCCGACCCCCCCTCCGGATTTATGTTTGCTGGTGCCAATGGTGTTGATTTCAATTTGCCGTCAAGTGAAGGCCCGAGTGCTAGTGGACCCGACAGTGATGATGATGATGACAGTTTCCAGAGTGCCAATTCTTCAGTGACCCTGCGTGAGTTGATTGCTAAGTATAAAGATGCAAATGTGTGCCCTGATTTCAATGACTTTCACCATATTGTAGATGGAATTGAGGATTACCGTTATTCTCCTGAAGCCGATAATTATTGTCATGAGTTGTTTACTTTGTTGCTTTTGAGATTCAGTAAAAATTTGACCCCCCACAATGTTGAACGTTTGGCTAAATTTGGATTTTCCGCAAAAAACACTCCTGTTGGAATGGCTCGATATGAGTTGGGCTTTTTGAAGATGCTGCAGGCTGCCAATTTTGAGATCCAAAAATTGCCCGCTTGGGTGCCTCCTGAAGTTGTGGATGCAACCGCGTTGCGTGATCTCCCCCGCCCTCTTAAGATCACTGAGGGCATTTTGGCTAAGATGCCTGGAGGAGGCTTGGTCAGGGAACTCAGCCAACTGAAGATTGTACGAGCCTATTTGGAAAGTGACCCCCTTTTGAGAGATGCCGTCAAGCAAGGCTTGCAGAAGAACAATGCAAATGGAGTGGTGTCGTTTAAGGAACTGGTGGATTGGTACAGTGATGAAACAAGGTGCTCTTTACACCTTGTCGCAACACGTGCCAACTGCAATAGAGCTTTTCGCGACGCAATGTTGGAATATTCAAGACCTTCCTGCCCCCGTACCAGTGAAATCTTTGATTCTTTGTTTCCTCCGATTTTGTACTCTGATATGTTGAAGTTTCTTTCTTATTCCTTGGGTGAATTTTTGGATGATCTTTGTTTTGAACATCAGCCTGTAGTTGAATCAACCTGGAAAACAGTTTTGAAAGGATTGTGGAATAACGGCTATGGACTGATGCCTTTTCTCCCTGAACGTCTGCGTGGAATTTTCTTTTTGGGTTTGTCTGCTGTTGGTGGTGCTGTCCTTTTGAATTTGCCTTATATTATCATTTCTGCTGTTGAATTTTTGTTTTCTCAAACATCCTCCGTTTTGGAGGACCTTATGCCTGCTTCTGAATCCTTGTCCCGAGGTGGAGTTGCTCCGCGTAGAGTTGTTACTGAATCTCTTTCGAGAAGCGGTGTCAGTCCCCGCAGAGTTGCTACCGAAGGTGAAGACGTTCCCCGTACTCAATCGCTCACTGACAACAATGCATTTGCCTACTGTGTCAAAGCAGCAAGAAATGCCCGAATTCTCAAAACCGGATATGGAGCTGAAGAAAAGAGTCTGAATGGAGTTTTGGTTAAAGGAAGAGTGTTTTTGACTTATCGCCATTATTTTAACCGTTTTCTTGAATATGCCCGTGTTTGTGGAGTGATTCGTGTTTGTGATGCTAATGGTGTTTTTATTGTCTCTATTCCAACTGAATCGATTAATTTTGTTTTTGATCCCTCCGACCAGTTTGCTGACCGAATGATTATTACACTCCCCCGTTCTGTTCCTGCCGGATCTGATATTTTGAAAGCATTTGTGAAATTGGAAGAATTGGAAAAAGTGAATGGAGATCGTGTCGCTCTGGTTATCCCGACTCGAACAAATGGTAACGCTCCTCATTTCCCTAGTGTGTGTGTTCAGAAGTCTTTGTGCAGATACGTGTATAATGATAGATATTTTGATGTACCCAGTGATTGTATTCGTCATGCTAATCTTTTCCAGTATGAGTGTGAGACAAATGAAGGTGATTGTGGTTCTGTTTTGGTCTCTTTCAATTCTACTCTGCCCTCCCATAAATTGTGTGGTCTTCATGTTGCTTCAATTCGAAATCCTGCAAAGAAAATTTCGTATCCTGACAAGGAAGTTGATAACAGAGTCGTCTACAACGGACGAGCTGTTGTCGTCGCCCAGGAACACATTGAAAAGATGATTAGTTTGTTGGATTGTGACAGTGATAAGTTTTCTTTGAATTTGGATGACCCTCGTTTGAATGTCTTGCCTTCCTCCGAGTCAGATCTGTCCCCATCTCTTCCCTTTTCTGGAGAGTTTCATGCCTTGGGTAAGGTCGCAAAGCCTGTTGCTACAGAATGGAGTACCTCTTTGATCCAAACTCCTATTACTGGCGTTTTGCAAGAAACAAAAGTAAAACCTGCCCATCTTAAGGCAGTCGAAGATCCTGAAGGTGGCGCCAAAATCCTGCCAATCTACCAATCGATTGCTAAAGCCGGGAACAAGGCCGTTCTTTACGACTATGAAGTTCTGAAAGTTTGTTCTGATATTGTTTCTAACAAGATCTCACAGAACTCGGCCATCAAGCCTTTCACACTGTCGTTTGAACAAGCCGTTTTTGGGTTGCAAGGCTCTGGCTTGATAACATCGCTAACAACCTCAACCTCTCCTGGGTATCCTTTCTGTTTCATGCGTGCCCCCCAAACTGGTGGGAAGAAGACTTGGATTGATTTCGAGAAAGGGTTTGTCAGCACTGAATTGGAAAAAGAAGCTTTGGAAGTGTTGGAAGCGATGAGAAAAGGAATTCGTCCTAGTGTTGTTTGGATGGATTTTGGAAAAGATGAAACTCGCCCGATTGCTAAAGTTGATGCTTTGAAAACTCGTTCTATTAACTGTTCTCCCCTTGTTTTTACAATTGTGTGTCGTATGTTGTATGGAAGTTTTTGTGCAGCTATGGTCGATGGTCGAATCGGAAACGGCTCGGCTATCGGTCTCAATCCTTATTCTTTTGAGTGGTCTGATTTGGCTTTTCATTTGCAGAAGGTTGGTGACTTTTTGATTGCTGGTGATTTTGGAAATTGGGACGGCGGTCTGACTGCTGAGTTAATGTGGGCTGGATTTGATGTGATGGAACTTTGGTATCGTGCTGGTGAAGAAGAGATTCCGACTCCCGAACAACTTGAAATGCGAGTCGCAAGAAGAACTGCTTTTGAAGATATTGTCCATTCTTGCCATGTCATCGGTGACGATCTGTATCAATGGTCCCACGCTATGCCTTCTGGAACTTACTTGACCGCCTTTTTGAACACTTTGATTAATTG